CCAGCCCCCGCAACCAGTTACACTGGCCCGCATAGGAATAAGGATTCACCATGCCAGAAACTACCGCCAAGCCGCCCAAACGGCCCCACAAGCCTTCAAACGACCAAGTTGAGGGCAACCTACCTGTGGTGACCGATAACACGCCCGTAGCCCCGAAAAAGATTGGTCGCCCAAGCAAATACACCCCAGAGCTTGCAGCAGAGATCTGCATGCGCCTAAGCGACGGAGAGCCACTACGGAAAATCTGTAGGGATGAGCACATGCCGCATTGGACGGTGATGTATGACTGGTTGGCGAAAGACGATGAGCTTTCCCTACAGGTCACGCGCGCGCGAGCAGCCGGATTCCAAGCAATGGCCGAGGAAACGCTAGAGATCGCCGACAACTTCCACCTTGGCCAGACTGAGGTGCTGGACGACAAAGGCAGCCGGGTGACCATTGAGGACATGCTCGGCCACCGCAAGCTACGCATCGAGACCCGACTAAAGTTGCTGGCCTGCTGGGACCCTTCGAAGTACGGCAACCGGACCGTGGTGTCTGGCGACGACAAAAATCCGCTGGTGGTCGAGACCAGCTTTGACGTGTTCGGTGAGGTCCTGAAGTACATGTCTATGGCCAAGCTCGAAGGCCAGCCGGGATGATCCACCACACGCCAGAGGGCAATATCATGAAGCTGGGACTGAACCTACGCCGGGCACCGGGTGGCTTTCTGGCTATATGGGCATGGTACGACTTTGCCACCTACACCGCGACTTCCTACCGCTTCCGTCTGCGCCTGCACATAAGACCGCGCATCTTTTGGTCGGTCAACAAGTGGAATGTCATTGACGACCACTTGTGGAACATTGACTGCGAGTTGGTGCCCCGAGAGGTGCTGGCCGACCTGAAGACGGTGGAAGAGCAGCATCGAGTTGCCGTTACTCCATGGGCAACCTAGCTGACATCCTGCGCGACCCCAAGCTCCGGGATCAGTTCGCACAGCTACCGCAAAGCCATCGCATTGCGTTCGCATGGCGGGCCAAGTGGATCATGACCGCCCACCGGCATCAGATCGAGCCCGTAGGCGACTGGTGGTCCGTCTGGCTGATGTGCGCAGGCCGTGGAGCCGGTAAGACCCGTGCAGCCGCTGAAAACTTAAGTTGGTGGGCATGGGAGCAGCCCAACACCCGCTGGCTGGTCTCCGCCCCGACATCGAGCGACTTGCGGGCCACCTGCTTCGAGGGCGATAGCGGATTGATGTCCGTCATCCCGCCGGAGCTGATTAAGGACTACAACAAATCTTTGCATGAGCTGGTCCTGATCAATGGCTCGCTCATCAAGGGCATCCCGGCGTCCGAGCCCGAGCGCTTCAGGGGTCCCCAATTTCATGGTGGCTGGCTGGACGAGCTGGCTGCGTGGGAATACCTGCAGGAAAGCTGGGACATGATCCAGTTCGGCATCCGGCTGGGCAAGCACACCCGGCTGATCGCCTCCACCACGCCCAAGCCCAAAGACGTTGTGATGGACCTGATTGCCCGGGAAGGCGACGACGTAGTGATCACCCGCGCCAGCACGTACAGCAACATCGACAACCTCGCGCCGTCGTTCCAGAAGCAGATCCTCAGCTACGAGGGCACGAACCTCGGGCGGCAGGAGATCCATGCGGAGATCATCGACCCTGAAGAAGGCGGGATTGTCAAGCGGGACTGGTTCCGCCTGTGGCCTGATGGCCGGGAGTTTCCGAAGTTCGAGTACATCGTGCAGTCCATGGACGTGGCCACCAGCGAGAAGACGCAGAACGACCCGACCGCCCACATAACCTTTGGGGTTTTCAAGCCCACCGACGGCGGCATGTGCGTGATGGTGATCGACTGCTGGCAGGACCGGCTGCAGTACCCCGACCTGCGCCCCCGGATCGTGGACGAGTACGAGACGGTCTACGGTGACGGCAGGGAGAAGAAGCGCGTGGACGTCCTGCTGATCGAGGACAAGAGCGCCGGTATTAGCCTGATCCAAGACCTGCGCCGGGCTGGCCTGCCGGTGATCCCGTGGAACCCGGGCAAGGCCGACAAGATTCAGCGCCTGAGCATTGTGTCCAACATCATCAAGGCCGGACGGGTCTGGGTGCCGGAGTCCAGCAAGCGCAAGGGCTTCGTGCGGGACTGGGCCGAGGGCATGGTCAGTCAAGTCTGCTCGTTCCCGGAGACAGCCCACGACGACTTTGTGGACGCCATGAGCCAAGCCCTGCGATACCTGCGCGACGCCGGGTGGCTGACCATCGACTTCCCACGAGAATGGGTGGACGAGGACGACTACATTGACGCGGGCCAGCGCAACCGCGAAAATCCTTATGCCGCGTAGAATGCGCGCCAAACCCTATTTGGAGGTCATGTGGCACCAACCGTAGAACAGATGCGCGCCGAAGTGGCGGCAAGCAAAGCCAAAAAAGTCAAACAGCCCAGCCGAATTCTGGTCAACGCAAAAGGCTTCGGCGGCGTCAAGGGCATCGTAGTTCCACGGCACATGCTGCACGGAACCAAGCACGCAGAGGGCATGGACAAGATCAATGCGTCCCGTGCGGCGGTCTACGGATCTGAGAACCGGCAGCCACTGACCCTTGGCCAGATGGGCCGCATCCATAAAGAAACCCTTGAAGAGCACTTTGACAAGCCACTGCACGAGCAGATCGGCGCGGAACAAGATGCCCTGCAAAAGCTGCGTGCGGCCAAGCACATTGGCAAAACCGCCAACACTCTGGACAAGAGCGAGAAGCTCGACACCGTCCGCCACGAGCACGACGAGCAGGGCCGGGGCTACGAAGGCTTTGCGTCCAAGGGCATCGCTGGCCACGCCCTGTACACATCCGGCCATGGTGCAAACGAGATGCGCCACGTGCTCAACACTTGCGCGGGCCAGACCGAGGGTTGCGGCGGTGGAGTCGATAAGAACGGCGTAGTGGACACTATGCGGGGCACATGCTTTGCGCCCAATGCCGAGTCCCAGTACGTCAATGCATCCGTCCGGCGCGCGTGCCATGCACAGGCCAAGCACGACCCGGCCATGACCAAGGACTGGATACTGGCGCACACCGGCTCCATGCGTGAGGCCGCGAAGAAGTCCGACAAGAAGAGCATGCGCCTGCTGTTCCGTCCCAATGTGGTGGACGAGACCGACGTGTCATCCCGCCATGTCATCCGGGGCCTGAACAAGCAGCGTGCCGAAGAAGGCAAGCCGCCCATCACCGCAAACTCGTATGGCAAGACCAACGAGATGCACGACCCGGAGAACGGCTACCACGTTACCTACTCCAACGTCGGTCCAAAGACCAAGCAGGGCAGCTCGGTGGCCGAGAACATTGCCCGGGACAAACAGCGCGTCCGCTCCACCATAACGGCCACAACCGCCAAGGGTGATGACCTAGTGAACGACGAGGGCCACAAGACGCCGCCCAAGGGCTCGTACATGGTGACCGACGTTAAGCGCGGCTCCCCGCTGGCCAAGAACATGGAAAAGACCATCACCCATGCCAAGTACTGGTCCACTGGAAGGCCCGTAAGTGAGCTTTCCGAGGAAGAGAAGGCCGAGGGCCCATCCGGCCACTTTGGACCCACTGGCAAGCCCACAACGCCCGACAAGGCGCATTTTGGCCACACCACGTTGAACGATCAGCGCTACGACTACCAGAAGCAGCACATCCTGCACCCCCGTCTGGTCAATGTCCCAGAGCGCAAGAAGAACAAATCGACCGGCAAGATGGAGAGCGTCGAGCACATGATCCCGACCGACTCCCGCTTCAAGGACGAGGAATTCCTGCCCAAGGACCGGTTCAAGACCAAGAACGGCAAAGAGGCTGGCCACCTGCTGATGACCACGCCGACCACGTCCACCAGCACGGTCCAGCACCAGTCAGCGTTCACCCACCACGTGAACCAAGGTCACATCGAGCACGCCAAGAACAACAAAGGCGAGTACGAGATCGATCCCCCGCACGCACAGGAAGCCAGCGCTGGCAAAGAGTACGCCGCACCCCAGCCCATCAAGTTCATGGCCGCTGGTGGCGCTGTCGGTCACTCCGGCGTCCTGCACCCGAGCCACCGCGAGAGCCAGTTCGACGAGTACATGTCCAATCCCGAGATGAGCTTTGCGGCTCAGTTCCATCTGGCCCACCGCCACGACCCGGAAGAGCGCGAAGAGTGGACCCCAGTCAAGCATGTTGCCCGCAAGCCAACCCGCAAGATGGCCGACGGCGGAAGCGTGGAGCCCGATAAGGACACCATGCTGGCCAGCCTGATGCTGCGCAAGGCACCCGGCTCAATGAACATCAAGGACGTCGGCGTCAAAGAAGCACCCAACCTGCCCATCAAGGCGTTTGTATCGCCCAACGGCGGATCGGGCGAGGGCCTGCCCATCGGTGGCGTGGACTTCCAGCCCCTGACGCCCGGTAATCAGATGATGCCAATGCAGCCCGGCCAGCCGCAAGGTGGCCTGCCGCCCGGACAGTCACCAGCCCCCGCAGGACAGTCACCAGCTATGCCCGGACAGTCACCAGCTCCACCACCAAGGCCCGGCCAGCCCCAGAGCAACATCCTTGCATTGACGCCCCAAGGCCAAGCCATGCAGGCCATGCGGCCCAATCCACAGGCCATGCCGCAACGCCCCGGGCCCGCAGGGCCACGCATGGCGCGCGGAGGGTCAACCCATGACATCTACCTGACGGAGCGCAAACTGTGAGCTTCTATTCCCCTATCGACCGGTTGGCCCAAACGCTGCCCCGTCCCAAGGGGACCGGATTGGAGTTCATGACCGAGTTGAGCAAGATGCCCGGCTACAAGGCGCAAGAGGCCGAGGACCGTGGGCTACAGGCGCTGACGAACCTGCCCAAGATGGAGCGGGCGCAGTTCATGGAGGCGCTAAAGGCCAAGCCACCCGTGGTGCCCAAAGTGATAAGTAACGACGGCACGGACGATCCCAGATATTTGACGCGGGAAGAGCGGCTATACGGCGGCAATGAGAACCAAGCATTCCATGAGCAATACACATTGCCGGGCGGAACCAATTACCGCGAGATATTGCTCAAGCACCCGCTCCCGCAAAAAGCCTTTAGTGGCGTGCAACAACACTTCGGTGGTGAGGGCAACATATTGGCCAGCGTTCGTGCTAAAGACCGCAGGGGACCCAATGGCGAAAAGATATTGCACATCGAAGAGCTGCAATCCGACTGGCACCAGCAAGGGCGCGAGAAAGGCTACACGCCGCCTGACGTTCAAAAGCAAATCAACAATGCGGAGCGTGCGCACCGGAAATTGCAGCAGCAATTGCGTGAGGCCAAGCAAAATGCTGCTTTTGTGGAAAGTGGTTTAAGCGATCCAACAACAAAACGGATGCGAGATTTGAATCCTGAAATGATTCAGCGCTTGGAGGCATCCAAAATTAAGCACAACAACACCATCATGGAACTGCTTCCGCAGGTCATGAAGGCCGAGGCAGAGCACCAAGACCTGCTGCACCAGTCAAAGAACACCGTGCCCGACGCCCCGTTCAAAAAGAACTGGCATGAGATGGCGCTCAAGAAGATGATCCACCATGCCGCCGCCAACGGCTACGACGCCATCGCCATTACGCCGGGCGCGGAGCAGGCGGATCGGTATGGATTGGCCAAGCATGTCAGTGATATTCGCTACGACCCTTACTACAAGCAATTGATAGCTACAGGACAACGAGGTGAAGCCATCAACAAAATTGCAGAGCCGCATGAGCTACCCAGTTATGTGGGAAAAGACGTGGCAGAAAAACTGTTGAAAACCCCTATTTCCCAAGGAATGCACAAGCTATCGGGCCTTGATCTTGAATCCGGTGGCGAAGGCATGAAGGGCTTCTACGATAAGATGATCCCCAGCTTCCTGAACCAGTTTGGCAAGAAGTACGGCGCAAAGGTCGGGCAAGGGCAGATCAATGTTGACAATCCCAACGGCCATAGCCAAACCGAGATGCTGCGGGCAAGCGGCATACCAGAACAAAATTGGCGGTCAATACCGTACTCCGGCATACAACAGATGATGGCCGAGTATTCTGCCAAACAGCCACCCAAGATGGCCCCGGTCCATATGTTCCCCATCACCTCAGAGATGCGCGAGGACGTGGTGAAGAACGGCGTGCCGCTGTACGCCGACGGCGGCAGCGTGGAGGGCGAGGAGCCCAAGAAAACGGTCAAGGCATACAAGCTATTCCGCGTCCACCCCAAGCACCCCGGCAAACTGTTCCCGCTGTTTGTGGACGCTAACACCCCGGTAGAAATGGACAAGTGGATTGACGCCAAAGAAGGCGAGATGGCCAAGGGCAAGGTCAAGTCCAAGATCGGCCCACTGGCGTACCGTCCGGGCTGGCACGCCGGGGATTTGCCCATTGCCACCCACATCGGCGAGAAGTCCGACCCGTCGTTGACCGCGCCCGACGTGCGCCCCGAGAATCACGCGTGGGCCGAGGTCGAGATGCCGGACGACGTGGACTGGCAGGCCGAGGCCACCAAGCGCGGGACCAATGCGCAGGGCCGGGTGATACCGGTCAAGGCGCACATCACCGACCAGATACCCAAGGGCGGCCACTACCGCTACAAGACCAACCCCAACATGACCGGCAACTGGTTGATCGGCGGGTCGATGAAGGTCAACCGCGTGCTGACCGACAAGGAAGTGGCCAAGATCAACAAGGCCGCAGGGCTTGCGGACCTGCCCCGGGCCCAGCCGTTCAAGGCCAAGAAGTTTGGTTTTGCTGGCGGCGGTACGGTAGCCCCTGACGAGTGGAAAGCCGAGGAGCATGTCAACCACATGGCCGATGGCGGACCCGTGCCGCCCCTGCGCCCGTTGAATCCCCAGCTTGCAGCCATGCGTGAGCAGTTGGCCCAGCAGGCTGCGCTGCACAAGGCGTACAACGAGGCCATGACCTACGTCAATACCAACCAGATGCCGACTTTCAAGGATTGGGTGGCGTCGCAGGGCAAAGCTAAGGGCGGCAAAGTGCAGCCTTTGTCCGAGCGGTTTGACCTAGGCCCCTCCGCCCCGTTTGATCCTATTGGCAACGCCGAGAAGTCATTGCGTGGCGCGTACGACATGGTGTCCAAGATTCCGGGCAACCTGAAGCGGCTGGTGACGGACCCGGTGGCGTATGCAAAATCGTTGCCTGCGCCGGATGCGGGGCAATTGTATGGGGCGTTTATGCCGGGAAATATTGGTTTTGGTAGTGTTGCAAATGTGCCAATGTCTATTGCAATGCGCACTATCCTCCCAGCCGCAGAACGTGAAGCCAATTTAGCCAAAATGTTAGAAGGCAGCGCAATCAAAAAACAGTTGTACCACGGCACAGCAAAAGATGTCAAAGAATTTGACAATAGCAAGTTGAAGCGGATTGGATATGGCGATGGGTTTCACTTAGCGGAATCTCCCAACTTGGCAAATTACTATGCTAGACAAAAAGGGGAGGGGGCAAACGTAATGCCAGTTCACGCAGTAATTAAAAACCCGTTTATTGAACGTGAAGGGGGGCCATACTATTGGAAGATACCCGGTAAAACCGATAAAGAAAAAACAGATTGGTTAAAAAGCCAAGGTTATGACGGCATAAAGTACGACCATGGCAATTCTATTGAAAATGATTCACCATATGCTTGGGTTGCGTTTGAGCCAACTCAAATTAAATCTGCGATTGGCAATAAAGGCACATACGATTTGACCAACCCCGACATTACCAAAGCTAAGGGCGGCGCGGTCAAGCCTGTCGGCTACACTAAAGAGCAAGTTACAGTTTCACCAAACCTCGACGCCATGCGCTACGAGCTGATGAGCGTGAAACGCTACACCAAGAAGGTTAAATGATGGCAGACCAAGACGACGACCTGAACGACCCCGAGCTGAACGAAGACGGATCGGCGGACGTTGAGCTGCCCGAGGACATATCCGACGTCGTGGAGATGCCAGACGGCTCTGCCGTGGTGAGCATGGAGACCACCGGCCCAGAGGAATCCCCTGACTTCTACGCGAACATGGTCGAGACCATGGACAGCTACGAGCTCAACAGCTTGGGCATGCGCTACGTCAACCTGCTGGACAAAGACAAGAACGCCCGCGAGGAGCGCGACAAGCAGTACGAAGAGGGCATGAAGCGCACCGGGTTGGGCAAGGACGCACCCGGCGGAGCCAACTTCTACGGCGCATCCAAGGTGGTGCATCCGGTCATGGCCGAGGGCTGCGTGGACTTTGCGTCCCGCGCCATCAAGGAGCTGTTCCCACCGGACGGCCCGGTCCGCACCAAGATCATTGGCGAAGTGGACGACCTGAAGACCCAGCGGGCCGAGCGCAAGCGCGATTTCCTCAACTGGCAGATTACCGAGCAGATCGAAGAGTTCCGCGACGAGCAGGAGCAGATGCTGACCCAGCTACCACTGGGCGGATCGCAGTTCCTGAAGATCTGGTACGACGAGCAGAAGAAGCGCCCCGTGGTGGAGTTCCTGCCAATCGACCGCGTGATCCTGCCCTTTGCGGCCACCAACTTCTACACCGCCCAGCGTGCGGCCGAGGTCCACGAGATCACCGAGTGGGAATACAACCGGCGCGTGGCCAGCGGCATGTACATCGGCGGCTCCAACCTGACCAGCGGCCAAGAGCCCGAGCAGAGCCGCCCGCAGAAGGCCAACGACAAGATTGAGGGCAAGCAGTTCCAAGACAATGACGACGGCCTGCGCAAGGTCTACCACATATACGCGTTCTTGGAGTTTGACGACGACAAGGAGACCAAGGGCGAGATGGCTCCGTACATCATGATGGTGGACGAGCAAAGCTCCGAGGTCATCGGCCTGTACCGTAACTGGGAAGAGGGCGACGAGACGATGACCAAGCTCGATTGGATCATCGAGTTCAAGTTCATCCCGTGGCGCGGCGCGTACGCTATCGGCCTGCCGCACCTGATCGGTGGCCTGTCCGCAGCCCTGACGGGTGCCCTGCGCGCGCTGTTGGACTCGGCGCACATCAACAACGCCGCGACGATGCTGAAGCTCAAGGGCGCGAAGATCAGCGGCCAGACCCAGCAGATCGAGGTGACGCAGGTTGCCGAGATCGAAGGCGCACCCGGCGTGGACGACATCCGCAAGATCGCCATGCCCATGCCGTTCAACCCGCCGTCGCCGGTGCTGTTCCAGCTCTTGGGCTGGCTGGACAACGCGGCCAAGGGCGTGGTGACCACCAGCGAAGAGAAGATCGCAGACGTCACCAGCAACGCCCCGGTGGGCACCACGCAGGCGCTGATTGAACAGGGCGCTGCGGTTTACTCGGCCATCCACGCCCGCCTGCATCAGTCGCAGGCACGCCTGATCAAGGTCCTGTGCCGCCTGAACCGCTGGCACTTTGACGAGATGCGCAAGGGCGAGATCGTCCAAGATCTGGAGATTGAGCGCGAAGACTTTGAGCGCAACACCGACGTCATCCCGGTGTCCGACCCGCACATCTTCAGCGAGACCCAGCGCATGGCCCAGATGCAGGCCGTGCTGCAACGGGCGGACGCGCACCCCGAGCTGTACGACGCCAAGGCCGTGGAAGAGCGCTTCCTCAAGCAGATCAAGATCCCGAACATCTCCGAGCTGATGAAAGACGTGCCCGCGCCCGAGCAGCGCACGCTGGCCGACGAGAACGCAGCCATGTCAATTGGCCGCCCGTCCTATGCGTACATGCAGCAGGACCATTTGGCGCACATCCAAGGCCACCTGATGTTTGCCATGGACCCGTCGTTTGGATCGAACCCGTTCATAGCTCCGCAGTTTCTGCCCAACTGCATTGAGCACATCAAGCAGCACATGACGTTGTGGTACTTGAACCGCATGAACGGCTACGTGTCTAACCTGCGCGGCGGCAAGCCGGTGACCGACTACGACAACCCCAAGCTGACCGGCATCATCGATCAGCTCTACGCCACCGTTGGCCAGCACGTCGCGCTGGACAGCCAGCAGGTGTTCTCGCAGATCCTGCCGCAGATTCAGCAGCTCCAGCAGATGCTGCAACAGAGCATGCCGCCACCGCAGCTCCCGCCCGATGCGCAGGTCGTCAAGGACACCGCCATGGCCGAGACCCAGCGCAAGGCTGCCAAAGACCAGCAGGACGTGCAAATCGACGTCCAGCAGATGCAAGCGGACATTGCCAAGCACAAGATGGACAACGACACCAAAGTCGCCATCGAGAACGCCAAGTTAACCCACGAGACCATCCAACAGGTGGCTCAACCTGCGGCACCCGCCGTGCAACCCCCCGACCAAGGAGCCCTAAATGGCAACCAGTGATGCAGAACAAAAGAGCGTGAACGTGCCCCAGCACAAGCGTATGGCCATGGGCGTGCCGATTACCGGCCAGTCCATGCAAGCCAAGGGCGACGGCAAGGCCCCGGCCAAGCCCGCCGGTGGTCTGAGCCATATTGCTAAGAAGAATAAGTGATATCAGACCTGATTCATATGCTTAAACAGCGGCAGGCCGAGATTCGGATGTCGCTTGTGGATAACCCTGTGGGCAACTACGATTCGTACAACCGGCTGGTTGGCGAGTATCAGGGCTTGCAGTGGGTGATGGATAGCTTGAACTCGAAACTCGCCGAGAACGAATAAGGCCGCAAGGCCCTAAGCCGCGCTGAAATATGCGCATGTTGAACCTGAAATATGGTTTGTGTAACTAGGAGTTAGTATGAGCGAGAAACCAATCCCCGTGGTGAGCGGGGATCAGACGGAGGCCGACCCAGCAGAGCTGACGTGGGCATTTCCAGACGTAAAACCGGGCCAAGCGCCCTACGGTGGCCGAGTAATCGTCCAGCTACGTCGCGTAAAAAAGAACGCAGGCAAGATCATCTTGGTGGAAGAAACCAAGGAGAACGAAAAATGGAACAACATGATCGGCAAGGTCGTGTCCATTGGGCCGCTGGCGTTCAAAAACAAGGACACGATGGCATCGTGGCCTGAAGGAAGTTGGGCGGAAGTCGGGGACTATGTCCGCGTGCCGCGTTGGGGCGGAGACCGCTGGGAGCGGCCAGTCTTCGGCGAAGAAAACGGCGATCTGAACCCTGTCCTCTTCATGACCATCAACGATCACGAGCTGATTGCCAAGGTCACCGACAACCCGTTGTCGTTCAAAGCCTACGTCTAAGGAGATACCATGGCCACACAAGCTAAAGAAGAACCGCTGTACGTACAAGAAAGCGGTGACGGCACCGCCACAGTCGAGCTGCCGGAGAACCTGCTACCCCACGATGACGGCGATGAGCCCGCCCCGCGTGGCGACGCCCGCGATGACGCTGGTGACGAGGACCACCCGGATGACTCGGACGCCGTCCGCGCCGCCCGCCGGGCCCGCCGCCGGTCCAAAAAGGACCTGATCCGCAAGACCAACGAGGAAAAAGACGTCCGTTTGCAACACTTGCAACGTCAAAACGAAGAGATGGCCAACCGGTTGTCCCAAGTTGAGCGTCGCACGCAGGGCGCGGACATGGCCAGATTGGAAAAAGCTATTGACGACGAGCAAGTCCGGGTGGAATACCACCGGATGAAGCTGTCCGAGGCCACCAGTTCAGGCGATGGCGAGGCCGCAGTGGCCGCTCAGGAGGCTCTGTACGACGCCCGGCAGAAAATGGAACAGTTGAACCGCTTGAAGCAGCAAGCAGACCGCCCGGCAGACAACAGCCCACGGATTGACCCCGGTGTACAGCGTCACGCCACCCAGTGGATTGACCGAAATGGCTGGTACAAGCCCGATCTGTCCGATACCGACAGCCGGATCGCCAAAGTGATCGACGAAGACCTCGTAAAAGAGGGCTGGAACCCCGGAACGGCCGATTATTGGGACGAATTGGACTCCCGCTTGCAGAAAAGACTTCCCCATAGGTATAATGAATTGTCAGACCGACGTGATTCACCTAACAGGACTCCAAGGAACACCGTGGGAAGCTCAGGACGCGAAGCATCAGCCGCATACGGGGGCACAAACCGTACTTTCACTCTCACCGCTGAACAAGTGCGTGCGATGAAGGACGCGGGCATGTGGGAAAACCCCGAAAAGCGCGCAAAGATGATCAAGCGATACGCAGAGCAAGCACGAACAACCCAACGGAGTAACTAATCATGGCCGAATCACGTCTCAAGAAATCTCTAGGAACCGGTACGCGCGAAACTCGTGCAAACGAGGACGGCAGCCGGGCAGCCCCTGAAGAAAAGTTCATTTCAACGCAGGAACGTCGCAAGATGTGGAGCGAAGAATGGACACAATCC